GCAAACACTGATTCTGCCAATGCCACTGCGGATCAGCCTCACTATGCCAACACCGCAGTCACAAACATACAGGATTTGCTGTTTTTAGAGAATCGTGACAGAGTGTATGACACTGAAATCTACAGAATACGCGGTCTTTACAATGTGCAAAACGTGGATTTCAATCTAAGTCAATTTGGCCTGTTTATCGACAATGACACCCTGTACATGACAGTACACATCAACGATTTTATCAAGTATATTGGTCGTAAACCCATCAGCGGAGATGTGTTGGAACTGCCGCACCTGCGTGATGACTTTGCCTTGAACGAATTTGACTTTGCCTTGCCCAGATACTATGTGATTGAGGATGTGGGTCGTGCCAGCGAAGGGTTTTCAGTAACTTGGTTCCCGCACCTGTACAGATTAAAACTAAAGAAAGTCACTGACAGTCAGCAATTTGCACAAATCTTTGATCAACAGGCCAAAGATGCCAACGGAGATACAGTGGCCAACACCACTTTGCGTGACCTGTTGAGTACTCACAATCAAGAATTGGCCATCAGTGATGCTGTGGTACAGCAGGCTGAAATTGATGTGCCCAAGAGTGGATTTGAAACTCGTCAATACTACACAATCGCATCGGATGCAGCTTCGGGCACCACTGTGCTCAACACCACAGACAACCAATCACTATCAGCCAGCAATGCGGGCAAAAGCCTATCTGCCAGTTCGTCAGAAACTGGTGTTCCAAAACGCAGTGGATACACTGGATATTTGTTGGGCGATGGCTTTCCAGCCAATGGTCACGATTTTGGATTTGGCATTCAGTTTCCAGCTTTGCCAGTGTCTGACGATTTCTTCTTGCGTGTGGACATGTTGCCCAACAGACTGTACAGATATGACGGCAAACAAAGTGCATGGATTGCAGTGGAAGATGCAGTGCGCATGGACATGACCAACACCAACTCGAGAAATACCCTGAAAACTGGATTCATCAATAATCATGGCTGGACCTACAATGAGCCCGTGGTCAGTGATTTTGCCACACTGGCCAAAGGCGCTGTTAGAATACGCACCACTATTGATCCTGGTGTTGTTGGATTGTATCTGGTGCTCAAGCGAGAAACAACTGAGATAGAATATGTGGTTGCAGATTACCCTGGATTTATCACGTCATACAACTATATCAGTCCCGCAGGTATCACCAGTACCAAAACGCAGATCAATCTACCTGTGATTGACGGTGAACAACAGACTGTTCCGTATTCAGGTCAATGGACTGTGACTTTTTACAATTATAGAGAATCACAACGTCAAAGTATCAGCAAGGTATTAAAACCAAGGGCAGATTTGTAATGGAACATTTTTATGACGGTCAAATAAGACGATACATCACGCAGACCATACGTGCGCTCAGCAACTTTGTGGTCAAATACGGAGACGGAACACTGGTACGTATTCCGGTGATGTATGGAGATGCTGATCGCCAAGTGGCCAGTATCATTCGCAACAACAGCGAAAACAAAGTCAACAGTGTGCCACGTATCAGTGTGTATGTGACTGGCTTGGCTTTGGATCGAGACAGACTCAGTGATCAAACATTTGTGGGCACTGTGAACATACGTGAAAGAGACATAGATCCCAACACTGATAGATACACCACAGGTCAGGGCAGAAATTACACCATTGAAAGACTCATGCCCACACCATTCAAGCTGACCATGAAGTGCGACATTTGGAGTGCCAATACTGATCAAAAGTTGCAAATACTGGAACAGATTTTGGTGTTGTTTAATCCCAGTTTGGAATTGCAAACCACAGACAACTATGTGGATTGGACCAGTTTGACAGTGCTGAATCTCAATGACATCAACTGGGACAGTCGTACTGTGCCAGTGGGCAACGACACACCCATAGACATTGCCACACTCACACTGGATACTCCTATCTGGATCAATCCGCCAGTCAAGGTCAAACATCTTGGTGTTATTACCAAAATTGTTACCAGCATGTACAACAACAGCACAACCAGCGGAACTTATATCGAAGGCCTGGGTCAGGATCCCATGGGCCCCACGACATCCATGGAAGACCTGTTGGGACTGGTTATAGGATCTTCAGAAAATTACAGATTAGAAGTTTATAATGGTCAAGCCACACTGATAGGCGCCCATGACAGTGTGATAGACAACGGCCATGCTCTTGAAATTCCTTTGAAATTTGGAACTCCTGTGAATTGGCAGGAATTGTTCAACAAGACTCCTGGCAAATACAAAGCAGGTTCCAGCCAACTGTATTTGACTCAGCCCAACGGCAGTTTGATTGTGGGAACTTTTGCAATCAACAGCTTGGAGTCAACCATATTGCAGGTCAATTGGAATCCCGATACATTAACTGTGAACACTGGTATAGACAGCTTGGGGCGCCTGGACAACAGTCCCGGCTACAACTTGCAAACCTGTAACAGACCCAGCAGTCCTGGCACATTTGATGCCATCATAGATCCTCAACAGTATGATCCCAAGCGCCCCAACAAAGAAGGTGCAGATCAACCAGTTGCTGTGGGCATCAGATATCTCATCATTGAAGATGTGGGAAGTACCGTGAATGCCGCTGGCAAAGGTCCCACTGCATGGCAAAGCACTACAGGTCAGGATTTTGTTGCAAGAGCAAACGATATCATAGAGTGGACTGGCACACAATGGACTATTGTGTTTGACTCCAACCAGAATGCTGACACCATGGTATGGCAGACGAATATATATACTGGAATACAATACTTGTGGAACGGTGTTTCATGGGTCAAGAGTTTCGAAGGTGTATATGAGGCCGCCAATTGGAAAATAGTACTGTAAAAGAATCTATAGTTTGTAGTGGAGCATTGCTGTATGCTAAAAAAACTGGAAGGTTTTTGTTGCTACAAAAAAGTCACGGCAAACATGCGGGCACTTGGGGACTAGTTGGCGGTACCAATATCACAGGTGAAACACCCTGGCAGGGCCTACAGCGTGAAATTACCGAAGAAGTTGGGTCTATACCCGCAATTTTAAAAACAATTCCTTTGGAAACTTTTGTATCCAATGATCGTGTGTTTAATTTTCACACATATTTGTGTGTTATAGAAACAGAATTTGTTCCGGTATTAAGCGATGAGCATTATGGCTGGGCATGGGCAACTATAGATCGTGCTCCTAAACCTTTGCATCAAGGTCTGCGCAACAGTTTTGGTTCAAAGACTATTCGTACAAAACTACAAACAATATTTGATTTGATTGATTTGATTTAAAAAGTTATATTGAACGCAATGACTGTTCTTGGAGTATTTCCCACATACTTTGCAGTATGTTTGATATAAAACGGAAATAGCAACAAATCTCCAGCTTCTAGATCGTGCGTTTGTGTACACTGTCTTTCTACAAATGCCACACCTGGATCAAAATACGTTCCCCAAGGTAGCGGACTATATAAAACAGTAGTACCATTTCTAGTAGCAGGATCACTTTCACCTGGATCTAAACAATACACACCTCCCCAACTGGTGTTGGGATGACTGTGCAATGGATTGTTGTAGTTCGAACTGCTCCACGCCCACATGTCAATAAACGAAGGAGTGTAATCTTTGTCCCACAATCCAGCATTTATTTCCTTGGCATTGATATAAACAGTATTCAATATCCAAGATTTTAAATTGTATAATATTTTGTTATCTATAATTGGTTTGCCTGGTATGAATTTGTTAAAGTCATCTATGTGTTCAGTGGATGCAACTGCTAGTTCTTTTATGTCGTTATGATTTTCAAAGATTCGATGATCTCGTATGATAGGACTAGGCCACGATTGTATTATTTTATTCACCTAAATTTCCAGACACACTGACTCGCGTGCCTGTTCCTCTGTTTTTACTCACGCTGTGATTCATCCACCCTGGAAAAATAATAAGATTTCCAACTTCAGGTTTAATAGAATATCTAAATCTATCTAAAAACCAAAATGTTAAATCACCGCTACCTGGTGGAACTTGCACATAGTATACCCATGCAAACGGACTATCACCGTGGTGGTGTGTATTTGTGCTTTCTAACGGTCTGTGTATTTGTCCCCATTGGCTTTTAGTAATTAATTTCTTTTCTGCCGCAATGGTATTCACGAGATCTACTAACTTACGCCCTTGTGATCCTACAGTAGGTTCAAATAAACTATCTTCGCTGAGGCCGCTGTTATTATCCTGACTCTTTCTTTTATCAATATTTTCTAAAACTTCGTCAGCTAACATTGCATTATCTATTCCTGATAAAGCATATTGTCTTGCTGTTAATTCTAACAAGGTATAATCTTTTATAAATTTAGTGGTCATGTTAGATTAAATGAAATTGAAATTCTTTCAATTGTTGTTAGATTTTTGTTCACACGATGAGTAAGCCAACTGGGAAACAGTATTAGTCTTCCGTTTTTTGATTTGTAACTGATTGACTCACTTGGGATGTCATCGGCTGGGAATCCTCTAAAGTGTACAAAAGGATTGGGATTTTGAAATCGTATGTTACCATCACTGTTGCTGGTTTGATAATAGTACACTCCGCTTATTCTAGAACCAGCATGTGTGTGATCAAACTGAAAGCCATTTGTTTTTGAAAAATTAAACCAGCTTTCAGTTAGAGCAAAAGCAGGTCCTTGGTAATGCAGGCTATTAACATATTTTTGAACAGTCCAATTTATTTTAGATAACAACACGTGCATTTCAAATCGCTTGATATCGTTTGTGCCTTTGAAATCAAATGTGGTTTCTACACTGTCTCCCCATGGGCTTGCTTGGTGGCAAGATCTTGCTGTGGGTATCACCGATGATATTTCAGCCTGAATTTCAGACAATTCGGGATCTTCAAAGTCATGTACAAAAATAGGAGTTGGGAACCAGTTTTCTAAGGGCATGAGATATTTATTAGTGTAAATACCTGTCATGAAAATAATAGAAAACTTGATCTCCAAAGAAGAGTGTGATATTTTGGCCAAACAAATCAAACTCAAAGAACGTCCCAGAGGTGACAGTCTGGTTCCATTGAGTTTCAGTGCGTATGCTTTGCCGCATACTGAATCATTGCTGTTGTCGTTGACCGACACAATTTCAAATGCCGTCGATAAACAACTGCGGCCAACATACAGCTATGCTAGAATTTATTATACCGGTGCCACTATGCCAAAACACACAGATAGGCCTGCTTGCGAAATATCATTAAGTTTATCATTGTCGGGCGATCCGTGGCCGCTATGGTTTGATTTGGATGTGCCAACACCAGTGTCTCTAAACAAAGGATCTGCTGTGGTGTACCGGGGCATAGAAACTGCTCATTGGAGAGAACAATACACAGGTTCTGGATGCACACAAGTGTTTTTACACTGGGTTGATGCCTGCGGTCCGTATGCTGATTGGCAGTATGACAAGAGACCGGCTATTGGCACCGGTGAATCTGAAAAGTTTTATTGGGGCAAAAGCTGACAGTCCCAAGCCAGTACTCTGCGATTTCCAGCACCTTGCCAAGGATACACTTGGTGCGGTAACCAGCTGGGGAAAATCAGCATGATTCCCACTGTGGGTGCAACATGCATGAACCTAGTTGCAGTAGGGTCCGATGACGGATCAAATAAAAAACTTATACAGCCATCGGTTTCCGCACTGTTTGTTTTTAATTCAGGAACTTCCAAATATAAATTTCCACTAATACTGCCATAAGGATGGGTGTGTGCCACTTGATAGCTGTTTTCTGGTTGTGTAATAGTCCAGCAATTGAATAATTTTGGAACTAGAGCAGAATCCATGCCAGCAGATTGTTGATATTCTCGTGCTTGTGATTCTATCCAATCAGTTAGCCAACTTCTATCTTCTTTACAAGGCCAAACTCGTCGCTGTTCTCCGCCTCTAATGGTTAGATACTGATTTACTGGATAATCTTCCACTGTAGAACTTGTTGTGAATAATGTAGAACTGAGTTGATCAATTTTAGACAGCAACACTGGGTCTGTTTGAACCTTGGCTACTGGGATTGGATTAAAAAATTTAATATTCATAAATCTACAAAACAATCAAAAACCAATATACTGCGTGGCACATTGCACGGGCGAGAACTGTGTATCAGATAGGAAGGCATACTGAACCAATCTCCAGGTGCTAATTTTATTTCATCGGCAAATTTGATACCTTGCCCCATGGCCAGCTGTCTCGGGTCCAACACAACAACTTCGCCTTCGCCTGCCAAATTCACAATGGTAGTCATGACGTTGGCAACACCCACTGTATGAAAATGTGGGTCTTGATAACCGCCAATATCGTAATCCACAATCCACTCGGTTTTTATACGGGCAAATCCAATTTCTTTTTTGATTTCAGCAACTTCATGCTTGATGCTGTTGAGCCAATCTGGTTCTGCGTCCCATTTGCTGAATATGTATTGCCAGCCGTTGCGTGTAGTGGATTCTGATGCGCCTTTTGGGTCCAGATTCTTTTCAAATTTTACCCAGTCGTGATACAGTTTGATAGTTTTTTCTGAAATATCAAAATGGCCGGACCAAGTGGGTGTAACAAATCTATCTTTTTTCATACCAGTATTTAATATTTTAATCTCAGGTATAGATAATTATTAGTATGATTAAACCAGTTGATAACATTGTGATAGTGGGCGGCGGCAGTGCAGGATGGATGTCTGCGGCCATGCTGATAAAAGCATTTCCAGAAAAGAAAATAACAGTGATTGAAAGTCCAAATATCCCAACAGTTGGTGTTGGTGAAAGCACATTGGCTCACATCAACGATTATATTCAATTTTTAGAAATAGATGAAAAAGAGTTCATGGCGTTTACAGATGCCAGCTACAAGTTAAGTATAAAATTTACAGATTTTTATGAAAAAGATGCTGGTGGATTTCACTATCCGTTTGGCACACCAGTTTTAGACGACACTCGCGATGGTATACAAGACTGGTTTTATAAAAAAGCACTGTATCCTGACACACCTGTTCAGGATTTTGTGAGATGTTATTATCCCGCCAGTGCGTTGTTTGAACAAAATAAATTTAGCTTGAATTTAGATGGAAAATTCAACAACTACGATCCAGTGTATCATGCTGCTTATCATTTTGATGCAACAAAATTTGGAGCATGGCTCAAAGAAAAATACTGTTTGCCCAGGGGTGTAACACATATTTCTGCGGAAGTTACCAGTATACTGCCATCAGAAAAAGGAATCCACGCACTGGGATTAGATAATGATACCAGTGTACACGGTGATTTGTTTGTGGACTGCACTGGATTCAAAAGTCTATTGTTGGGTGAAACACTGCAAGAGCCATTTGACAGCTATGCTGACATGTTGCCCAACAATCGTGCATGGGCAACTAGATTACCGTATGTGGATAAAGAAAAAGAATTGGAACCATTCACCAATTGCACAGCCATCGGCAACGGATGGGTATGGAATATTCCCCTGTGGTCACGCATTGGCACTGGATATGTGTACAATGATCGATGCATAGATGTGGTTGGTGCAAAAGAAGAATTCAAACAGCATCTCATGAGCAACAAGATGACATGTCCGCGAACACAGTCTCAGGTGGATGATTTGGAATTCAAAGATGTTCAAATGCGTGTTGGCATTCACAAACGAACCTGGGTTAAAAATGTTGTGGCCATTGGCCTAAGTGCTGGATTTATAGAGCCCTTGGAAAGCAACGGGTTGTTCAGTGTACATGAATTTTTGTTTAAACTGGTTAAATCTTTACAACGTCCTGCTGTAACACAGTGGGACATAGATGTGTACAATGCATCGTGCTTGCATATTTTTAGAAATTTTGCTGAATTTGTTGCGTTACACTATGCATTAAGTATTAGAAACGATACCGACTATTGGAGAGCCAATGCCAATAGAACATACAGTCCTGGATTGCCGTCTTTGACTCCACAATCTTTCCAAGGTTTTTATAGCTTACAGCACATCAAAATGTTTACCAACCAGGCACCTATCAATGCAGGCATAACACGCATTGCTGTTGGTATGAATTATCCAATGCTGGATCCAATAACACAAAAAGTTTATGAAAAACGCGACAAAACTAGTCACGCAGAACAATTAAAATCGTTTTTTGAAACTTATGAAAAGAAGAAACAGTATTGGAAAGCTGCTGCCAGTGCTGAGCCCAGCTTGTATCAGTATCTAAAAGATAACATTCACTTGTAAAAGTGCTTTAGGTATATGTTTTTAACAAATGTTCTGTTGAAAACAAAACTCATGTTTCTCAAATATTCTTTCTTCTTGGCCCATGCTATGTCTTTTTCAGTGGCATCTTGAACTTTGAGATTGAATTTTTCTTCTGTCAACGGAATCAGCTGCATCATGGGAGTTCCGGCTTTTACTGTGTGTTTACCATTTAATACTTTCCACCACACTTGTGGATTTATTTCAGTACTGTAACCTGGATCAAGTATACCATGATTATGTTCAAACTCAAACGAGTCTGTATACGGTACTGGCATTGCCAAGAATCTCACTCCTGGGGGTGCAACCACATGCCAAGGCGTGTTAAATTTAATAATAGATTGTAAACATCCCGGTCTAGGTGGCAAACTTTCAAGTATGTTTGCGGCAGTATGAATTCCAATCAATGGAGTACCTGCCAATTTAGGTAAATCCGCGGTAGGAACTGTCCAGCGAAATCCTTCTCCGTCTCCATTTGTTTCAATAGTGATATCCCACGGCAGCGGCAATATATAACCTGTGGCCATTATGTCAAATATACCTGGACATCTGTATATGTGACTGAATTTATCACCGTTAGATTCTTGTTGAGTCTTTAAATAACTGGATCTTGCTTGTGCAATCCAGTTGGGTCTATAAGTTTTAGCTTCTACAACAGGAAATACATCAGCAACGCCTGGCATTGTTGAAAAGAAAGTTATGGTTCTCATGATGCAATCCTAATGTTAAATGCCAAATTGATTCTAGATTGGTTGGACAAGTTGGGCTCTACCTCATGGGGTATCCAACTGGGCCACAAAATCAAATCTCCGTCGTTTGGTACAAAACTAAAATCTCTAGTGAACGGGCTTGTGCGAGAGCAGTCTCCCAGCACATTAGCAGGATTTGTAAAACGCAAATCCCCAGTGTCGTTGGATTGCACATAGTATACTCCGGAAAACTCATCATCCTTGTGAGTATGAAATGTGTTCCTACTGCCAAACGAATTTATATTGGCCCATATTTTAATATTTGCTTCGTTACTCTTTGGTATTCTTGAAAAAGTTTTGTCTTTTTCTGAATAAAAAGCAACAGCTTCTACCAGTAGTGCATTGATATCATTCAACAACCAGTCCAAGTCATTCCATACATAATCAAATCGATAGCATCCTGGATTTGAGTTCTGCATGGCTGAAGATTTTTCTGTATTGAGTCTAGTCAATAATGCATTTCGTTGATCATCTGTACCAACATTGGATTTTACAAATAAATCAGCTTGAAATATTGTTTGCTGTTTGATCATTCTGAACTATACCATTCTTTTAAAAATGCATAATGATTGGGAAACATGTCCAGCACCAAGTCAACTCTCGATGATTGATTTTTTATAAAATATTCAGCATACTTTTCAACATCGCCTGCAACCGCAGGTCTATGGTTTTTGTACACATCGCCTGCTTGCAACACACTGAACCAATGCCCCACATGAAAACTTGAATTTGGTGTAACAAAAAAACCTCTATGTGGAGTTGGTACAAATTTTTCTATAATACTTTTTACTTTATCTGGAATTGCATCAGGTTGCTGTTTGTGTATATCGCTCCAGAACGGAGTGTCTTTCTTTGTACTAAAATGATAGTGAGCCCACACAAAAGCAACAATTTCCCAGAACGAATTATCATACACATGATTGATTTCATTACGACATGATTGATTCCAAATGCCCTGTGTGGCATTCAAACTCATTGCAATCATCTCAACTGCTTTTGTGGTAAACGTGATGCCAGTTGCTTCCAAAGGTTCAACAAATCCAGCACTTAGTCCAACAGCACACACATTTTTGTATGCTACCACATTGTGTATTCCGCATTTCATATCTAGATGTTTTGCAGGAGCTGTAAATTCTCCTGTTTTTTCTCTCAGTTCTTTTTCTGCATCTTCTTTGCTGATATGTTTGCTACTGTAAACATAACCATTGCCTGTCCTAGTAAAAATAGGAATTGTAAACATCCAGCCTGAGGTCATAGCAGTGGATCGTGTGTAAGGAAAACATTCTGTTTCAGGGTCAGTATACTGTGTTTGCAATACCACAGCTTTGTCGCATGGTAAAATATCAGTAACGGATGTGAATTCAACTCCCAACTTCTTTTCTAAAAGAATACTGGCAAAGCCGCTACAATCTAGATATAAGTCAGCAGAGAATGAATCCCCATTTTCATTTTTTAATGCCACGATGCCGTTGTCATCTGTGTCAATATCTGTGATCCGTGTGTTCACATAAGTGATTCGAGATATGACAATTTCTTTGATGGCTTTGACAATATCATATGCGGCAAAATGCACTGCTCCAAACTGTCTATATCCCGTTTGCGCATAGTTGGTATCTAATCCTGCCAGTTTTGGACTTTTATTTTCTTTGGCCAGTCTATAAGCTGGAAGCCAGTCAAAGAATTCTTGTTTTGTTTTTCCTAAGAAATAATCCACAGTATACAAATCAGGAGCAATAACAGTATTTTCAATAAAGTCATTTTCTACAAAATACTTTTCATCAGTCCAGCCGGTGAATTCGACCCCCAGCTTGAAACTGGCATTGCTGGGCTTCATCCAAGTTTTTGGATCAATGCCACAGTCGTGCATGAATCTAGCAGTGGCAGGTTGTGTTCCTTCTCCCACACCAATTGGCCCTAAATCTGCACTTTCAATCAGTGTGACTTCACAAGGGAACTGCAAATTGTTAGTAAGATACGCAGCAGTTAACCAGCCGCTGGTACCACCGCCAAATATAATTATTTTTTTTACTTTGTTAAATTTCATTAGTCTCTCCTTGGATCAACAAAGCCAAATTGGCTGATACAATAACGACCCATTGTGGCTGTATCACTGCCTGGCATCATTTTTACTGGTGTAACTTCATGACTGAACGAACTTGGTATTACTAAACTTCTATTGTGTTTGGGTTCTATTGTGATATCCCAGTTGTTCAAAATTAATTCGCCGCCTGTCCATGCTTTGGGTTCTCTGTGCAACCAAGTGAGTATGGTGAATACTGCATTGTCAGTATGAGGTTTATAATGGTCACTGTTGGAATAATAACTCAGCAAAGATCTGGAATAATTCAAACTGGAAAAAATACTAAGTGCAGGATGAATATCAATCAGCACATCTGTCAATCCCTTGGCCCAGAATAACTTTGATGCAATTTCTGGTATGTGTTTTACCACACCCTTTTCTACCAATGGGTCTAGAAATACTCCATGGTTTTGTTTAAGGGGAGTTGGCTCGCCTGTTTTTGTACTGTATGCAGAATTTTTTTCGCTGGGATATTCAAACAAATTGTTTGCTTGAACACGTTCAATATCTATCCATATCTTTGCCAATTCGTCTTCGTCAAATGTTTCGTCTATTACAAGGAAAGCTTCTTTTGCTGGTTGAACTATCATGTTATTTCCTAATTACCAAGACATACACACCGTTCCACCACTCTCTACTATTTTCTTCAGAATTCAATATGAGTTTTTGATAGGCAATCTGTGCTCCAGATTCTTCCAATCCTGCCACTGCACCATCTACTACTCCTTCCCAGTTTGCATCATCAAATATCAATATTGCTTCCTTGGCAAATGTGGAATAGTAATATATCACTGCATTTTTAGTGCTTTCAAAATCGTGAGGCCCGTCATAGAAAAACATCTGGATAGAATTTTTTAAACTGGCAGTATTGACTTCAAACAAATCACTGTTGAACAACAGCACTTCTGAATCTCCCACATAGGGTGATATATTTTGTTTAAAAGTATCAAAGTTGTTGGGTGGCAGTTTCAAGTCCGATCTACTTGGCTGTATTTGTTCTTGCCACAAATCAACAAAGTATGCTTTCAACGTGTTGTCTTTCAACACCGCCGCAGCTGTTGCACCTTGGAATGAACCTATCTCTAAATAAGAACCAACACCCTTTGCCAGCAAATTCAGCAAGGTCTGTACTCGCGGACTTGTCAAGCCTGGTATATCCAATCGTATGCGAGGGATACCCGATTCGGCAATACATGCAACTGCATGTTTAGACAAATCTGAATAGTCCAACTGAGACTTTTTCTGATCAATCTTGTCGCAATACTGGCACTCCCAACAATCAAATTTACAATTGCGTATTTTCTCTCTCCAAATCTCGATAGGCTTGCCCATCAGGTTGGTTTCATTTGCCCATTGGATAAATCCTTTATCTAGGATTTCTTCTTCTGCAATATAGTTTTCTATCAAATTCAATGTTTCAACTAGTCTAGCCACGTCTTCTCTGCCGTGCATTTTAAATACATCAATACCCAAATTGTCAAGGTAATCATCCCAGTCTGCTTTCCAAGGACTAAAGTTTGCTGTTTTGAGAGCAACAGCACGATCCTCCACATCCCACTTGGGACAACTCACACGACTTATTGCATCGTTGAAATATTGCGGCTGGCCTGCTGTGCGATTGTTGTTGAATTCAAAGTGTTCTGCCATTACCGGACATTCTCCTAGACAACCTTCATTGGCCAGCAAGCTGATAAAAATATCACGCCCAGTTGTTTCTTTGATGTGAGCTTTGGCTTTTTTGATCTTTAACAAAGCATCACGATCTCGCATCAAA